CACCCCGGAGCCTTCAATATCACTTTCGCGGACTTCAAGGTCTTCGGGCAGCGGTTTGTAGTAAAACTTATTGAACTGATAATCCATGATTTTCGTAAGATTCCCAATTTGTTTTTAATGTAGCTAACCAATGTTCCATAGACATGATGCAGATCTTGTCGTTTTCTCTAGGCCAATCCAAATTTATTGCATATAGCGGTACGCACACACGCACAGGTTTTCGGTTGAATTTGAAGATTAGAACCGGGATGTTTTCGCCAGAGCTGTCGCACACTTGATTCCACCAGGCTGATTTGAGCCAATCCCCTTCTTTGTAATGCTTACATTCGACAGAATGGTAAGGGATATTTAGGTCGCATAAATCTTTTTGTTGGTATTGGTCGAGGTTACGTTTCGTTTCGTAGTCGATACCATTTTCCTCAAAGAAACCATTGAGGATCTTGGCAATATCACGCTCAAACTTGGCTCCTTTGTTTCTGCTGTTTATTGGCATTGCAAGAGTGTCTCAAAATTTGCAAAAAATTACAATCCAAAGGAATCATTTTTTTTGGGCATCTTATGTGTAAAACCTAGTTATAACTACAACTGCTACGCGCTGCCCAGATCCTGGGGTGTAGGGGTCCCTACCTAATCAAATGCCAGTAAAAAAGCGGTTCTTAGGGACTCCAATTTGTTACGCGTTCCTATTGTGAGCACGAGTTATACATAGTTGCATAAGATTATAACTGTAAATATCCGTAAAAAAGTCAATGAAATCAATGACTTACGGCATTTTTATTTTTTTTTCTGGAAATATTTGTTTTGAGTCAAGAGACCGCCATAAGCAAGTTTATTTACTCACTTATCCTTCGGCGAGTAGTCGCCTTTCTCAGCTCCTAAAAGCTGGCCTAATCTTTCCTTAATATCGTCTCGCGACATCTTCTCCAGGTTCGCATTGATATTAATATTCTGGGATCTGTTGATAGACAAACCAGCTAATTGATTAAGCTCTTTGATAGCCGAAACAGCTGCATTGAACTGTCCGTTCTCATACGCTTTCTCCATTACCTTCCACAACATTGTCCCGGTCTTCTGTGGAGTTATCGCATACTTTTCTGCTAATTCGTCTTGCTTGATCCTGATTGCCTTAACCACATTAGGGTAGTCCTTACCATTCAGTAGTTTACTAGCCGACTGACTCGGAAACTCATACCCAGCTTTTCTGGCAGCCTCGGTCATACCGCAAGCACCTTCGGTGTAGTGCCAGACGAAGCTGGTCTGCATTTCAGTCAAGCCATGTTCTTCATCCTTATCGAACTGAGCTGGCTTTTCTACTATCGGTTCTTTTGGTTTTCTAGGTCTTCCCATAATCAGATCTCCATTAAACAGGGTACAGAGGGTAGTGTATAGCTGTTTATAAATACCCTAAATGCAACCCATAAGAATACCACTATACGCCTTACTAATAATACTCTCCTATATTTACTATACACTATACCCTTATATATCTAATAACCAAGTAAATAAAGGCTTTCTTAGAGTGTATAGCTACTAATTTACTATACCCTTTACTATACCCTTCTTCTATAAACTTACACATACATTTACAATAGTATGCAATCATTCGCACATATTCCCACAATCCAACACAACCCCCCAGCACCCATATCAGTGTACTATGCACTGTTTTCATCTTCGATGATCTCCATTTCAGTGAACATATCTTGGCCTATATCCAACCTTCTTTTCATTATATCCACATAATCCTGGCTCAGTTCACACAAGATCGCATCGCGGTTAAAACCATCGGCGACTTGTGCAGTCGTACCCGATCCACCGAACGGATCTAACACAACACCACCCTCCGGGGATCCAGCGAGCACACAAGGCACGATCAGATCCTTTGGAAAGGTAGCAAAGTGAGCTTCCTTATAAGGCTTAGTCGTAACAGTCCACACAGATCGTTTATTTCGCTTTTCAAGCGCACCTATCTTCGATAGTCCAGATCTGACCTCCATGCCTTCGTCACCAACGCCTTTCTTTATATTATGTGCTGAATTGGGTGCACCTCTTACGCCCTGACTATTAACAAAGGTGCTATCTTCTTTGATAGCCTCGTTGTCGTAGTAATACTTGGCCTGTTTGCTTAATAAAAATATATACTCGTGTGCTTTAGTACAACGATCCGTACAACTCTCTGGCATGGGATTAGGCTTATGCCAGATGATGTCTTGTCTCAAGATCCAGCCATCCGCCTGTAATGCTAGAGCTACCCGCCACGGCATACCGAGTAAGTTCTTGCGTGGCAGCCCAGTCTTAACCTTCACGTCGCCTTGTTTGAGCTGCATTTCTTCACTTCGGTTTGTGTAGCCTTCATTCTTGTTCGTATTGAAACCTTTGCCGTGTTGTTCTCCATAACTATCACCCAGATTTAGCCACAACGTCCCATCATCGCGTAACACACGTTTCACCTCACGGAATACCTGGACTAAGTTATCCAAAAACTGTTCAGGCGTTTCCTCTATACCTATCTGTAGATCCTCGTCGTTGTAGTTACGCAAACCATAGTAAGGTGGACTGGTCACACAAGTATGCACACTCTGATCTGCTAAGTTCTTGAGCGTCTCTCGGCAATCTCCTACATAGACCTTAATCACCTGGTATACCACCAATCCGTGATAGCCGCGAACATCTTATGCAGCGCGAGGAAGGGCATGAGGACTGCGACTAATAATAGGCCAATGCCCATCATCGTTATAAATAACCACACAGTAAGCCATTCCTTGATCGCCTCAATCATTGCCATAGTTACTGCTAAATCCTCCGCTTTCTTCTTCTATCGGAGTGTAATCTAAGTCGTAAATCTTCTTACCATTACTTCTTCTTGGTTCTATACCTCTCTCATGTAAGACTCTACTTGCCTCTTTGAAGTCTGGCATCCTCGGAGCTTTGATGCCTAAGTCTCTTAATAACTTAGTCATTTGCACTGGTATTGCATAATCGCTATCAAACTTCACATGCTCAAGTATAAGATCCTCAACGCTAGATTGCGTACGATATGCCTCGTTACTCTCTTGTAGTAACTCTCTCTCATCTGGGGATAAAAACCAATTCTTCTGTCCTGGTACATACATAGTGTCCTTCACCTGTGCCCACAGCTGTTGCATATTCACACCATGATTAACATTGATGTCTCTTACTGCGAGAACCCAGAATCTACGATTACCCGACGTGTCCGTCAAAAATTCTCGTGCGTTGACCGATGCGTAGAAAGCCGTACGTCGCTGATAGGTAGTGAAAGCTCGGTCATAAGGTAATCTCAGCTCATCTGTCTTCGACGTTACAAACGCTTTCAGCTGGTCTATGTCTGACTTCTTAAACGTAGACTCAATCTCGCCTAACTCTACAATCCAATGGCTAACCGCCCGCTTAACGCTGTCCTTATCCGATGGATTCAAGGTTGCACCTTCCAAGAGCCAGCCTTTATTGTAATCACACAGTCGTTTGAACCATAAGGTTTTACCGAGTCCTTGTGCGCCTTGTAAGACTAAAATACCTTCTAACTCCACACCATTCGTCTCATAGGCTGCGGCCACACAAGATATAAGCCACTTCTTGAGTAGCATTTCTTTAAGCTGTGCGGACTCCTCGGTGGTCAGCGATGCCATGAAGTCCGGGAGTCTATCTGTGCCATCCCATGGCTCACTATCTATCCACTCCTTAACAGGATTGTATTCTCTAGCGAGAACTTTCAGATAGTCTCTCACTTTAGTGTGTGGGATCCCCATGTTGATACAGCGATCTTCTATTTCTATAAGACTGGCTTCTTCAAACATATCAGCAATAAACTCCATGTCTGGTATGTCTATCTCCATCTTTTTCTTTATGACGTTGTAGCGCACATCAACATTATGCACTTTCAGTACACCGCCAATATTGTCTTTTGTGTTTAGAAATCTACCGCTTGCATTGCGCTGAAAGTCATATTCGACTGGCACATCTATGTTCTGTAGGATTACCTCACCTTCTAGCGCTTCTTCTGTAGCGTGGTCGTTGTAATCACCCTTAGTCTCTGGCATTTGCACCTCGGCATAGCCACCGCTCTTTTGTATGTAGGATGCAGCTTTTTTAGCTTCGTTCTCCCCGGTATTGCTATCATCATTATCAGCAACGAATATATGTTTGTGATTGGGAAAATATTTATACATCACTTCCGCTACCTTAATTAAGTTGTAAGCATCGAAAGCGACGACGACAGGCTGGGAGCGGTCAGCGTATATAGAGGCTGCGGTTGCATAGCCTTCTGCATAGTTAAGACTATCAGATGAATTGAAAATCTCTCTACCGAGAAGGAAAAAGCTACCGCTTTTTTTGGAACCAGTGAGAAAGCGTTTTTCTCCTTCGTCGCTAATGTACTGTAAGCCAACGATAGTGCCTTGTCCGTCCTTGAGTGGTAAGACCAGGTTATCGTGCTTATCTTTGCGTAAGCCATACGATAGAACTTGTTTTCTTTCTAAGTATGGATGCTTTTCTACTTCTTCACACTTATCCCAAATAGACTGAGCTCTCTGTGCGGCCTGTGTGTACTTCTCTTGGCTTTTGACCTCGGCTTGGCGTCTCAGTTCTTCTATCTCTGCCTTCTGTTCTTTCGACATACGATAATTTTGACTGTTCTCTGGTTTCCAGGTCGCCGTAGGTTGGTCGGCACTGACTCGATAGTCACCTAATCTGCCGAACGGGGTAGATTGATCCAACCATGCTTGATACCAACCTACGAACTTCCTTTGATTTCCGATGATGATGTAAGCTCGACCAATAGAGCCATCGGTTACCAAACCTTTTTTCGGATCCGGCTCAAAGCCATTGTTGGCTAAAAAGTCTCGGAACTGTGAAATATAATCTTTTGTGAAGGGTGCGTTTTTGTTTTTGGTTGGTCCTGTAATTTTTAATGACATCACTCATTCCTATATTTTTGGTGTTTGCTTTGCTTTGCAAAAGTCTGTAGGATATTATCCAAATTTGTTATAATTTGCAAACACAACAACAAGGAGATTTTATGAGTTTAACAATTAGTGAAGGTGGTGGCACGGATTTTCCAAAGCTGGAAAAGGGTATTTACCTAGGAACTTGTTTTAGAATAGTTGATCTTGGCACCAGTGAACAAACCTACGGCAAAGAGGTTAGTAAGAAAACCAGACTTTGTATTACGTTTGAAATTACTGAGGCAGTAGATCCTGATAACAACGAGACATTGATGGAAGATGGCAGACCTTATGCTGTCTCTAAAACATATACTGCATCGTTGCATGAACAGGCTGCATTAAGAAAACATTTAGAAGCATGGCGAGGTAAAAGTTTCACCGATGAAGAACTTGGCGGTTTTGACGTAACAGATCTATTAGGTTGCACAGCTAGGATAGAAGTAGGCCACACAGAAGCCTCCTCTGAACATGCTGGCGGTAATCCTAAGATCCTGAATCTACAAAGACCAGATGGTGGCGTACAAAAGATTGCTACAAAGAATGAACAACAAGCATTTGATTTAGGAATCTACTGTAACGAATTTAACGGCAACTCAAGTTCTGAAACAAAAGCAATGTGTGATATATTCGATGGACTTGCTGCTTGGCAACAACAGGACATTGAAGACAGCTTTGAATATCTTGCCGCAAATGATGGTAGTGACGAACCAAAAACTGTGACTGCTTCTGTAGCGAGTGATAACTTAGAAACAATATCAGAAGGTACAGAAACACTCAAAGAAGACGACATACCTTTTTAGTTTCCGGTAGGCAACCATTTACTCCTTGTGTCTCACAACAAAAGATAGCGCGGTTGCCTACCACCCCATTATGTATAAAAGCAAAGCAGAACAGATAGCAGACTTATTAGACGTAAAAGGAGAAAGTTACTCCACACCAGATAAGTTTTTCGTTCAGTTAGCCGAAGTGTGGAGTGGTTTACTTAAAACAGAAATCACTCCCTCACAATGTTGTGCAATGATGATTGCTTTTAAATCATGTAGGATTATGAATAATCCCGGACACAAAGATTCAGCCGACGATCTTGTCGGTTACTCTCTGATTATGACAGAGCTCGTCAAGATCCTGGAGGAAGATGGATAACCAAATAGAATACGAATTATTTACGTTGCCAGCTGCATTTATGTTGCAACATAGATTACCCCATCAGGTAGTGACAACTCTCAACGAATACTTAGACTCATTGAGACAGAACAAGGAGCGCGAATCTGCCGCCAATACTTTAGTTGGTCAGATACACCAAGGCGAGCAACTTGTTATGGATTATGAGGATAAGTCTCTAGCACCTTTTGTTAGAATCGTTGAGAGCTTGGCCGCAGCATATCTGAGGAATTTTGTCGAGCAAACTAAATCTCCTCTCAGAGCTAAGAAAATATCTATGGATAAGTTGTGGTCAGTCCATAGTTTTGAGGGAGACTACAATCCAATCCATGACCATTTAACCAAAGCACCAATGGGTATATCTTTTACTACCTGGACTATGGTGCCAGACCAAATAACCCAGGCAAGCGATGAGCGTGTGGATCTATACGACAGTTCTGGGGCAATCGATGGCTACATCAATTTCACCTATGGTTTGAACCAAGTCAAAGATCCAGAGCGACTCAGGCCGTCGCAGTCTCGTTATATAATGCCAGAACTAGGTAAACTGTTGTTGTTTCCTTCTTGGATGCAACACACAGTCTATCCTTTCTTTGGTGAAGGTGAGCGAAGAACTGTAGCGGGTAATCTGAATTGTTTTGATTTAACAGATAAGGAAATAAAGGAGATACAAAAAAATGAAAGAATTTAAACCAGGTGTGTATGAGGATCTCTCTTACGAGGAGTATGCTGAGATACCAGCTTTTAGATCTCACGATCTAACTGCGGTTATCAAGTGCCCTTTTAGTTGGAAGTACAGAAAAGAAATGGAGCAAACGCCAGCTCTTTTAGAAGGCCGAGTGCAACACACAGTCTTCTTAGAACACCACAAGTTTGATGAAGAGTTTGTGATACAACCTAACGTAGATAGAAGAACCAAGATTGGTAAAGCTGATTATGAAGACTTCCTAGCAACTGTGGGCAATCGTACACCAATCTCCCAGGATCTATACGATGTATGTATGAAACGTCGTGAGGTCGTGAAGGATTACATACCGAAAGAAACCGACAGAGCAGAACTGACGTTAGTGTTTGAATGGCATGGTGCACCTTTTAAGGCAAGAATGGATTGGTACGACAACGAATATGTGTGGGATCTTAAAACCTGTCGTGATGCGTCTCCTCGTGGATTTAAAGGTGCTATCAATGCTTTTAACTATCACCAACAAGCATCTTTGTATGTGGACGGAGCGAAGGCATGTGGACTGACTGCGAAAGGATTTAACTTCTTGGCTCAAGAGAAACAAGATCCCTACCCTTATGTCGTTTATACACTATCAGATGAAGCATTAAAGTATGCACAAGCAAGAAACGAGCAAGCACTGGCACTTATACAAGATTGCTCTAAAAACGACGACTACAAGCCTTACAACTGTGAAGGCATACAAGAGGTAGGACTGAAAGATTTATATTAAAAAAAAGGTGGCTAATGCCACCTTCTT